GGCCTGGGAGCCTAGATGCTAGAGATTTGTAAAGTCTGTCCGTGTGATTACTTCGGACGATGTGGGTAACTTGTAAATCGTGGAGAACTTGCTGGCAAGCATCTCTATCACGTCCAATAGTCCCCGACCATTCGTCCCGCCCAGAAGACCAACGTGATATGGTCTGGAAATCGAGCTCATCACCAACGCATAGAACGTCGTCAGGCTTGTAGCGTTTGATGAATTTTGCAACTGCTCTTGTGTGTTTGACATTATGAAACGGTATTTGTAAATCGCTAATTACTACGATTCGCTTAATCGTCTTCTTCCTCGTCTTCATAGGGAGTAAAGTCGGGATTAGGGATAATCCATTCGGGTATTCTGATTGTGTCTTCGACATACCAGCGAGCGTGGTCTTTATCCCACCCAGCGCGTACTAAAGCTTCGTACGCTTCAACAACAGCTACAGCCCACACGTCAATAGGCTTTAAAGGTTCTTTCTTGTGGCGTTTAGCTGAGAGCTCCTTAGCGCGCAGTAGTGCGGCTTTTTGTGCTTTTGTTTTTCTTTGTGCCACGCGCGCTCCTATCGTTAGTAAGCAATTCTAGAACCATCTCCTCTAGTTTTTCGATGCGCGACACGATGTGACTGCGGTCAATTATTAGAGGTACTTCATGGCGAATAATGTAACGCAGACCACCGATAAGGATGGCTGCTATAGATAGGCACGCTAAAACAAATGCGGCCCAGTCCGTCGGGTTCATCGCCGACCGAAGGCGCTATCGTTAGGATTAAGATAGCGAAGGATAACGGGCAGACTCGCGGCCAGAGCGGCATTCACAATTGCATTGGCATCCCAACCCACGGCTAGGTAGGTCGCTATTCCCGCTGCTAGGAAGCTTCGCGCCCAACTTGCCGCTATCGCTTTTAGTTCTTCCATCTTCGTCTCCAGTCAATATGGGCAGATAAAACATACTGCCGTCGTTATCGCCCAGTTTTGTAAAGCTAATGTGGATGTGCTTCTTGTGTGGGTTTATTCCTTTGTATTTTCTCCATCGGTAATTGCCGACCCAGGATGCAATTCGCTCGTTAAAGATGATATAAGAAATTCGCTTATCAGTTCTGGCAAGTAGTCGTAACTGATTAGCAAGGTCGAATGCCGCGGATTTGTCTGATTTGAGGTCAGCGTCAAGGTCGATGGCACGTACAATCCCTTTTTCATCAGGATTATGGTCAGATTTAGGACTATGTGCCTTATGGCCAGGTGACGCCGCGGCTCCATCCGAAGCTCTATCTCTACTGGGGAACGCATCGTCTACCTGTTCTCTGAGCTGTTGCCCCGCTTTACAAAGTTTCGGCATACTCTATAAAGATTGTGCCTCATCTGCATCTGGGTTTTCTAGCCAGCGCAGGTAACGTTGATAGTCTGAGTTGGCAGGGTCAGCAGGAATTGTTGAGGTAGTTCCGTCCCCGTTATCGCGGTGGATAATTACTTGACCTACTGAATTTTCGCCTTCTGTGTATGTGATAGCCATTTTTATAACTCCGCACTAATTGAAATTGTTGCCGCTGTGGTGTTGTTAGCAATCATACGATTCGCATTACCAGCGGTTAAACCTGAAGCGACTGTAAATTGAACGTTGATTGTATTCTTTGTCAAAATATCGCCTTGCACCACAGTCGCCGTGTTTGCCGTCGTGCCTTGAGTAACGCGATAATTGCTTGCAGTTGTAAAGGTTAGGGTTGGTGTTCCTCGCATCGTAGCCTTTAGCGGTATTACGCCAGAAGCATCTGTTGTTCCAATTGAAGAACCAATGCAGAAATACTCAAAAGCATTATCGCCGCCAAGAATCTGGAAATATCTCTGGCAAGCCGCCAACTCCCCTTGGAGTGTGCCAGCGTAAGTCTTAAATGGTGTCGCTACTGAACCGACTTCCATTTGTACGCCAGTTACCTCAAAGTAATCATTAGCCCCAGCAGTACCAGACCCAGCAAAGTTAAAGTTCAAGCCAATTTCTGTTGCAGTTGCTCCGACTGTGCCTGTGATTGTAAAGCGTTGCCAAGTGGTTGTTGGTGTAACTGATGTAGTCGCTGAAATGTTTGTCTGACCTGTGTAACCTGCAAGATAAAGGTTCTGGTCTGTTCCTGTTCCCCATACCCATTGAACACCCAAAAGACCTGAAGCAGCAGAAAAGTTTGCACCCACTCGCGCATAGAAAGAAAGAGTCACAGTCTTGCCAGCATAAGGAATCGAATTAACGGACTCAAAGCATTGCTGCAAGTTACGAGCAGCCGTTGATGTATTTCCTGAGTCGCGTTGCACTCGGGCGCAATACTGGATGTTTGGCAGATTTGTAGTGTCGTTTGTTGCCTGTCGGCTAACTGTTAATCCTGCGGTGTAAGCCGCTGAGATTGCCTGCCAGCGGTCTGCGGTGTATGAGGCTGAACCTGATACCGCAAAAGATGTTCCGCGTTGCCACACCTGAAAGGCTGAGTTGAGAATTGGATTTGCATTGACTGGCACTTGCCAGCGCAATCCTGTGCTAGTGGAACTATCTGCCAGAAGTGTGTCGCCGTTGTTGCCTACTGCCAGGCGAGCTGGAGTATCCGCTGCGGTTGCCGTAATGAGGTCACCTTTTGCGTCTACGATTGTGTTCTGAATGGCATTGGGGTCATCGGATGAAACCCAGTTAGAACCGTCATAAACTTCTACAGCGTTGGTGTCTTTGAGGTAAGAAATCATACCTTCGGACACGACGCCAGATAGCGCGGTAGTGCGCGCAGCTGCGTTAGCGAACACCATTACGGTCTGTTCCATTAAATAAGTGTTAACCTGGGCTGCCGTAAGCACGTCACCCGTGTTAAACAGCTTATAACCTGCACCTGCCATTGTGTCTCCTTAGTAGCTTAAGACGTCTTCGCCTAGTATACCGCTTACCGTGCTATTTAACACGAAGCCAGCTAACAAAGGCTCAGAAGTGAATAGGGTCGTATTCCAGCTTGATTTAGTAATGTTGTGGTGAATAGCGTTGACCAGGCTGGGCTGGGTAACGCTGGTCGAGCCTGGCATGGTCTTTGTAACCGTGATGCCGTCGAGTAGGTCAATGTCGACCCCAGCTAAAGGCTTATTGGGGTTGGTATCGTCGTAAAGATTGAGCTGGATGCTATCTATACGAACTTCTGGGTCCTTGCGTGTAGCCAGGATACCTCTAGCCTGATTGAGAGCTTCTGCGTCTGTCTGGACTAGGATGCCGTCACGGATGCCAGAATGCAGGAAGTAAGTATCTATTGAAGTCTGGTCGAATACGTTTTGTGCCGTACCGCCCGCACGGGTAACTGTAACGTCGTTAATGAGGTTGGTATCGTCGAAGGCTACAACTGCATTCGTGTATGAGATATTCGTGCCAGTATCGCTGAAGGTATAGATGGAAGTCGCTGGTCGTGAGATAAGCGTGTTACGGTCAACGAAGTTAATTTTAGACTCACCGTCTACGAAGATACCACCGAACTCGCTATTTTCGACCGTCTGTAATGCCTCTAAAACGTTCCTAGAGGTGCCTGGGTCGGCTTGTAGGGTACTTTCCCCAGTATCTATGTTTCGAAGGCTCACAGGCCATTCTACGGCGTCTAGAAGGGCATTTACGCGTGCACCTGACAACTGTCCAGCGGGAGTCCCTGATACCGTACTAATAGCCGAACCCGCAAGTAGCTTAAACGCGTCAACGCATCGAAGGTTAACGGTGCTGAGATTTTCGTTTCCTTGTCTAAAGCCTGTGTCGTAGTCTGTGATATATCCAGAAAATAGATAATAATCCACACCAAGATACGTTGCATAAATAATAATCTGTCGAAGCGGTACTAAATTCGGGTAATAGGCCCCAGCTGGATTCATCGGATTCCAGTCGCCGTTTTGGTCATAAAGTACGACGTCTGCACTACCAAATTCGAACTTAGAAGTTATGCGGTTACGACCACGACGAATGGCGACGCGAGTTACTAAGTCCGTAATTTCAATTGGTAATGTGCCTGAGCCTAATCTGTTAGTTCCTAATATGCCTTCTGTAGCAGAACCTAGAATAAGCGGGTCAGTCTCGAAAGCTGTATCACTATCGAAATCTACGAAAACCCGTAACGTAGGTGCAGCCATTAGATAGCCACGCTACTTAACAATAGGTCTTGTCCTGCGCGTTGGTGTCTATAAAGGTTATCTAGAATAGTTGCGGTCAGGTCTTCTTGGGCGATTACTGAGCCTTCTACGTTTACTATAATTTCAACGCTAGGAGTTCCACCTGATTCAATAAGCATTAACTCGGCCAGAGCCAGCTCAGATGCGGCCAACGCTGCTAATGCGTCTGCATGAGCTTCTACCGCAGGTGTAATAACTGGGTCTCCTGCCACATAGGCAGCTGCGGCAGCTGGGTCCAAAACAGAGTTAGGGCTAGGAGTTCCACCTAATGCAGCTGCGTTCGTGCCGTTTATGTAGACATTATTGGCATTGACGTCCATGCGCTCTAGTTTTGTTACGCTCATAGTGGATTGGTCTAAACGTAAACCTTTTTCAGCGAATAAGGTCTCAATAGGTATTTTAATATTGAGTTGTTTCAATAATTCTTGAATGCGAGTTATCTTTGAAGGCCAATCTACGAACGGGTCGCCCACCATTTCGTCAAGGCTGTCAAGTAAGTCTGCCAATTCTTTAGCAGCCGCTTCGGCTTTGATTAACTGACCTTCAAGAATAATGGCACGCTTTACGTCTTCATCCAAAATAGCTTGCATGAGTTCCAACCGTAGACGCTCCACGTCGTTAATCTGGCCACCTAGAGCTGCTGCTATTTGAACGCGCTCAAGGTCGAAACGTTGTGCAATCTGGCCTAGTATGCCTTCTTCCTTCTTTTTCTTGTTTAAGGCTTCCTGGCTTTTAACTTGCTTCTTCGTCAACGCTAATAATTCCTTAGCGCGCTTAGCCGCGTCTGATTCAGCTTTAGCGCGAGCGCGGTCTATCTTTACCTGAGCATCTGTTGAACCTGAAACGCTCATCGGAGTCTGGAAAGGCTTAGGTTTTACTTTACCCATTTGAGTAATCGCAGACCACGGTGCGAATGGGTCCACGTTTTTAAAGAACTCAAATACAGTCGTACCGTAAGTGCGTAAATCAGAAAAGGCTGCAATCAGGTTAGCGATTCCGCGTGTCGTGTTAGCAATGCTGTCGCCGAAGCCATCCATCACTTTAACGCCGCCACCTATGCCTTTATCGCCTTGTAAGATGGTAAAAGCGTCTACTAAACCTTGTCCTACGGTTTCTTGCATATTGGCATACGCAATATTGAGAACTGCCACCTTGCCGCTGTAAGTATCTAGATAAGCTGCATTTTGGCCTGAAAATTGTTTAGCCAATAGCGTCTGGATTTCTGCGAAATTAGCAGTCTGTAGTTCTGCACGCGTTAAACCGATATTGTATTTAGCAAGGCTGCGTGTGTTTCCTACATAAGCCTTGCTCAAATCGGCAGCGACAGTAGTTACGTCTTGTCCCGCACCTGCCGCAACTTCTAACGCAAGGCCTAGTAACTCTTGCGCTTTAGTAACTGAGCCTGTCGTGGTCAACAACGACTGGAATGCTGGACGCAATTTATCATCCAGAACACCGCTCGCACGCTCTAAATCTGCTATGTAAGCCGTTACGCGTGAGTCTTCAAAGGCTAGGCCTAAGTTACCTAAAGTCTGTGTAAGCCGTGTCGCTGCGCGCTCGTCTTCTTCAAATGCTCGTACCGATGCTTTACCGAATTGGACTATTTCACGAACGGAAAGAACGCCGACTAAAGTTTTACCTAAGCTCTTAAGATTGCGCTGTAATGAGGTTGTGGCTTTATCGGCTTGCTTAAAACCTTTATCTTTGAATTCGGACGCTATGTCAATACGAATAGCCATTATGCGGCCTTTCTCGTTGAAGTGCGTTGCCTAAAAGCCGTAGAAGCTTTCTCAATGGCTTTCATAACTGAGTCTAAAGCCTTGCCGCTATTATCCGCGTAAGCTGCATAAAGAATGCGACCACGACCGCGGCTGAACTTGTCGTATTGCTTTAGCGGACCAATGCCATTCATCGCACCTACAAATATGCGACCAGCGTTAGGATTATTGCTCTGTCCTATGTTCTTAAAACTTTGTCCATATTTACGTCCAGCTTTTTGTACGCGTCCTTGTGGATTGACACGACCTGCCCATTCGGCAATAGCACCAGCGGCATCGCTGTTAAATAATGAATACAACGCTGAAAAGCCTTGACGGTTACGCTTTGTTGCGCCCATCTTGTATGTAATGCCGCGACGTATCATCGTAGAGTCAAATTTAGGAAACTCTCTTGCCTTCGAAGTTCGGCTATTAACTTCTGCGCCTGTGTCTGCCCAGTTGTATAAATTTCCAGGTGGGACGCCAGGCACCTTATTACGGGCTGCGTCGCGTACTTCTTTTAAGGCTATGCGAATTTCGGCGTCCATTTGAGCACGCAGGTCAGGCGCGAACTTCTTGAGAGCTCTTTTAAGCTCTGGCACGCCTTCGACCACGACTGGCATTTTCCCGCTCTTTCGCCTGTTGTTTCAAAACCTCGTAAAAGGCTTTGAGTAAATCTAAATCCATGTTAATAAACTCGCTAGGCGCGATACCCGTATGTACCGAAAGCTGGGCTACTCGATACGTAAAGCTATCGCGCGTTAGCCATTTGGGTAGTTATCCGCCAAAACCTCGACGGCTTGCAGAGTCTCCAGAAACGCTAGGCCAAAAGGCTTAACGTCTGGAGCATCTGCGCGGCGTAAACATTCCCAAGCTAGCCAGTAAATATGTTCCTGTTTCTCATCTTCCCTAAAAGCTTTGTGAAAGCCTTTACGAAATTGTTGTTCGAAAGCGTACTCGATGGCTGGGGTAAGCTGGTGCGTACTCTCAGTTCCATCTGCCCTAGTAATTTTCAAGCTAGCCATGATGCCCCTTATCTAATTTTTACCAGGTGCCTGAGTCGGCAACTGTTACTGCTGAGTTTACTGTAAACGTAATGTCCATAGTGGCCATATCGCCTGTAGCACCGTTAATTGGTGTTAGGTTGTTTACAAGCAAGTCGCCAGTCCAGAGCTTGTTGGTCGCTGATACAGCGGCTACTTTGTCTTGGATTAGCTTCCATGCGACAGTAGTACCGTAAGCATCTGACAATGTGTCAAGGACGGAAGCTGCTGCCTGGTCGTTCAAAAACGACACGGTGATAGTTGCGGACTCTAGTCCTTTTACGAATTTGTGAGCTGTGTCACCCATCGCAGTAACTTCGAGTTCATCGAATGCTTGATTAAGTGTGACAGAGGTCACATGGTCGGACAAGTCTACAGAAGCAATCTTAAGTCCGACTTTGTTGTTTAGCGTAATCGCCATGATTACTCCTCATCTTTCTTGGGTTGTTTTGTTTCTTTCTTTTCAGCGGGCTTTACTTGACCGATTTTGGCAAGGAAAGCTTCGCGTTCTTTGTCTACCTCAGCCATGTTAGCTCCAATCTGATAGAACGCTGATAGTTACCTCGCCTGAGAGAAGCTCTCCCGCTGTACCTTGCAGCACAGCTGGCGCGGTAAAAGTTCCTAGTGAATAAGCCAGATTAGACGCTTCTAGCTTATTGACGATGTTTAAGTAAAAGTCTTCAATGTTAATAAGGTTGCCTTGATTATCGAACATAGGTGCCAAAACAATAAGCTTAAAGTTCACCTTAGGCTTGACAGTTTTGTAATGGTCATTCGAAGGCTCTATGTATGGGTCGCCTGGCTCTACGACAATTGAATTAGCAAGCGGCGTGGCAGGTGGGAAGGAAAACACCTGCCAGGCCGTATTGTCACTTAGAGCAGCCGCGATTGTTCCACGAAGGGTAGAGATTGCCGACATTACCCGACCTGACCGCCTGGTGCTAAGTGGTCCGCAAGTAACCCGCGTACACGGGCCATAAGCGTATTACCCATACGATAGGGCGAAGGCTGGAAGTCTGGCGAGATGCCGCCTGCGTTAGAAGCTTGGCGTGCTTGCCAGATGTCAACGGCAATCATAAGCGAAGCTTCATTAACTTCTGGCAGGGTTTCGTAATCTATGTGTGTTGTACCGTAAACAGTTCCCCACGGTACTAAATCGTTCTTCACTTCTGCTGTAGCGTTATTAACTGTGTAACTTACTGAAAAATCTGTGCGAGCAGTAACAGTCTTAGAGCCGTTATATTTTGCTCCGCAATTTTCGACCGTGATGGTCTGACCTACAATAAAATCATGTTGGACTGGCGTATAAATTGTCGCAGTCGTGGTTGTGCTTTCATGAGCACTAACTGAATATTTGTTGTACCAGAGTTTAGCTTTTACGATGTTCTCAGCAGCCTGGCAGCATTCTTCTACTACTGCGGAGCTATACAAAGCACCAATACCTAGAGCAGCACGAAGTTCGGCTTCTGTTACAAATGTGGCTGGCATTGGTTTCCTTTCTAATGTTAGCCCCAGCGGCTAGGGCTGAGCCGCTGGGGTAACTCGACTACTTACTAGGAGAGGTTGAACTTACGAACACCCTTACCGCTCTTTGCAACGTAAATTGCAAGATAGCCGTAGAGGTTGATTTCGACTTCGCCTGAGGTAAGAACGTTAACGCGTAGGTTGGTTGTTGGGGACTCCCAGACGTAAACCGAACCTGGTGCGATGAGGTATGCAGAATTATCTACGATACCTGAAGTTGGAATGTTGTGGTCTACGATGAGGTCGGTCCCAAGAACATTACCGCGAACAGAAGAAGGTGTTACCTGTCCTGCTGCGTTGTATTGTGGTGAAGCTACAGCGTATAGAGGACGCTTTGAGTCGTCGGTGTAGCTCATGATGGATGCCCATTGGTCTGTGGATGCTACAAGCTTGTTAGCGAAATCTCCGCCAGTTCCCTTGTACGCAGCAGCAGCTTCGGTTGAAATGAAGCTCTGTAGACCAGCTGCGGTTGCAGCTACACCAGTAGCGGCTGTTCCGTTTGTGGTGAATGCGCTAAGAAGTGCTACGTCTGTAGCAGCTTCGTAAGCTTTGCGGAGTTCAGTCATCAAAAGCTCCATGAAGCTAGGGCTCGAGCGGTCAATGAGCTCAAAACTGACTCTGTTGAGGCCACTGAACTTTTCAACACTCACCGTGTCATAGGCGCTGGTCATGCCTGTTTCAGATGGTGCTGAGCCTTCGTTGGTGTCTGCAACTGTTGGTGCAACGTTAGGAGTTGCAGCATTGGTGTAGAGACGTGGAACGGTGAAGCTCATGCCTTCGGCGATTAGCGCCTGGCGTGTTACAGCTTCGAATGCTGGACGACCTGTGAAGGTGTCGGTGATGAAAGTGTTTAGGTGCTGAGGAAGTGTCAGACCTGTGTTAGTGCTTGTTGAGTCATCTGCTGCGCGTACGAGCTGGCGTGCATTGTCATCTCCGAGAGCTGCCTTAATGTTAGCTTCGAGATATTGTGCGCCAGTCATAGGAGCGATGCGTGGTTGTGCATACACGCGTGGTGTTGCAGCTGTAACCTTAGGAGCTGAGGCTTCTACCGCAGGGGTTTCGACCTCAGGTGCTACGGCTACGGTGTCTGGAGTTTTCTCCACGACAGCCTCGCTTTCTGTTGGTTGGTTTTCTTCTTCTTTAACTTCTTCCGTCTCGGAAGCAGCTACCTCTTTAATCTCAGCCGACTTAAAAGCAGGATTTGAGACTAGAGAAACTTCGACTAACTTTGCGGCAAGAACATGGATAACGCCATTAGCAGGACGTGAGTCAATTACCTCAACACCTACTGACATACCTGTTTTTAATCCTTCACTTGCTTCTATAAGCGCGTCGGATGCTTTTGTAGACGCGCTGAGCTTAAAGGTGCCGTACCATCCGTCTTCGGATGCTTCAATAGATTGAGCGCGGCCTAATCTCACTTTGTCGTTATGTTCTTCTAAGAACAAAACCTTTTTTGGGTCGTCTACCTGGATTGACCCGCGCTCAAAAATTACTTTACCTGCGGAAGTGTGTCCGACTTCGCCTACTGGCGCAATCTTTCCGCTAATAGTACGTCGTGCTGAGTCAGCCGACGTAATCTCGCTAGAGAATGTCAGTTTCATTTATGTTATTTCCGTTCGGTGTTAGGTCTTCCATCTCCATAGCTTGCTCTAGAGAAATTAGGCCCAGGGTTAGCATTTTTTCAATGACGTTGAGTCTTTCCATAGCATCGCTTCGAAGGAATGTATCGTCAATTGCAAAGCGCACAATATTTCCGCGTGGAGTAATATCGTCAAGTGATAGACGGTCTTCTATTGCGGCATAATACGGACGCAAAGATAGGTCCACGAATTGTTTTCTTTCGTCAATGACATTTGCATAAGTCATGCTGTTATTCATTTCAGCAGACAAATACCACGCAGGAACATTCATCATTCTTGCAATCTGAGTCGCCATAAATTGCGCGCTCTCGTTGTAAGTCATGTCCTTAGGTGAGAATTGCGTTACGTTGTAATCGAGAGTTGAAGTCATGTAAGCCGTCGAGCGATTCTTACGCGACTTTTCAAATTGGTTAAGAATTGCTAACACTTCGGCTTCGGACATGTCCGCGCCTGTGTTCTTAATTACACCAGTAGGCATTGGTGACGATACAGCTACAGCTGTCGCCTTTTCTAAATCTACAGCGGCGCGTATAGTACGCGCTCCACGAACTAATACACCTTCATCGCCTAGTGATTGGAAAGTAACG